TCCATCCCTTTACGCATTTTTGAAAATTATCAACAAAAAAACTAATAAAGTTAGCTTTCCATTCAGGCATACTGCTTGCAATACAAAGTTCTTTAAATATTATTGTAGATAACTTCCTGTTATAATCAACTAAATATTTGTTTTCGCATATCTTATCGTGAACACAGCTTGCTATAAGTCCACATACGTTCTCTTTAGATAATCCCACCAAAGACCACGCAAAACGTGGAATAGTCATTGCATCCCACGTATAACCCTTTGGAATATAGATAACGTATTCTTCCCCTTTATAATTTACTGTATAATATACATCTCTCTTGTTAAGGAATGGTTTTTTCTCTATTTCCTTAATTTCGTTTTGTGTCATTATTGGTAAAATTGTTCTTGCGCATACTCTCGGCTGTGCATCTGATTTTATTTTAATTTCTTCCTTGTTGCAAAAAATTATATCTTCCATTCTAAACCTATGTAGAATCCCTTATTTCTTGGTTTTATTCTTAGACTTCTCAGTAGCTTTTGCCACCAAGTCTTTGACAAGTTTTTCAAGTGCTTGGAATGCTTTTTCGATGACTTCTTCTTTGTGTTCATTAACATACTCCAAAACTTTTGCTTTTATATCAAATTCTTTAATCTTTTCAATTTCTTCATTGATAAGATTTTTAAGTTGTTTTTTTAGCAGCCATTTAAACATTTTTGTTCCTCCTTAAAAGTAATGCTTGTACTATATATCTCATATGGCAAGTTTGCCTGTTTAAAGTTTCATAGTTATAAGCGATGTTGCACTTAGTACAATCGCAGTTGATTTTGTAGCAAAAATACGCTTGTTTAGTCCACCTGATATTTTCTTCAGGCAGCCAAACAATAGAATCATCATAGAAATTCATTTTAACTCATAATGAGGGTAGTCCTTAAACGAAGTCCAATCGCCACCCCAAGTGATATTTATATTCATTTTCTTTGCAGTTTCCTTGATATGACTTGCAAGTGTCTTAAACCTGCCTATATTTTGCCAATTTATAGGGTATGGTGCAATATCAACGGCTTCACATAAACCACTCTTATTCGTGCTTGGTATATGCCTTGATTTCATTGTTTTTGATACACCTTTTGCAACGTTTATTTTTTGTTGCTCTACTGTGCGTACAGTTTCTATAACTGTAAAATCAATAGGACTTGTTGCGATAGCCTCAATCATAAGTTCACGTATACGAGGGTGAACTTTTTGATGATTTATTTTTTCTAGTGATTTTTTGCCAAAACTAAACATTTTCTTCCTCTATTGGCTCGTTTGTTTCTTCGTATTCAAAATTAGCATTTTCTACATCTATTGCTTCGTCATATATTTCATTTGTTCCGATTTTTTTTATTTTTAGTTTTAAATCAGAATAATTTTTATATAAATTAACACCATCTTCTCTAGTTATATAAAATTCTTTTTTAAGCATTCCAATCACTCTCCTTTATTATTTGACTTGCACGAGTAGACCAGTTTGATGCTCCTACCCAAGTTGAATATAAATCATCAGGTACTACTATTTTACAGTCCGTTGGTGTATTTGAAAAAGCATTTGCATTAGCCAGTGTTGGTACTGCTGTATGTTTTGTAAAATCAAAGTATTTAGCACCATACCAATATGAAAAAGCACTTGCTTGAATAGATGTTACACTTGCAGGTATTGTAATATGTGTCATACTAACACAATAAGCATAACAAGAAGTAGTTAAAGTTGTTGTTCCTTCAGGAATATTAAATCTTCTTATTCCATAACAATATTGTAAATAGTTAGATGGAACACTTGCCGTTCCTTCTGTTACTGCTAAACTTTTTAAACTATATGCGTACCTATGTCCTTGATAACCTAATGCAGTTGTTTCTTTGTTTATACATATAACTTCTGCACCACAGTAAGAAAAAGCATTTGTTGTATATTGAGTGCAACTTTTTGGGAATACTACACATTTTATCGCTTGATTGTATTGAAACATTTGTGCCAATATTCCTGTTATTGTATTTGGCATTGTTATTGTTTTTAATTGCTGACAACAACAAAGTGCGTAAGTTGTAAAATCTACATTTCCTAATTCTAATTTTTCAATACAAGCATTATATGCTCTATTTTCATTGCTGTTATTATTAGTATTTTTGGTTAATAAATAAGATGCGGTTGAGTTACCACTAATATATATTTTTGAACTAGAACTGATACTAATTACATAACGACCTGCACTTGAATAAGTGTGTTGAGTTCTCACTGCTTGGGTATAATCTGTTCCTGCTCCTGTTACTGTACTTTGTGCCGTTCCATCGCCCCAGTCAATAGTTGCAGTTGCTCCTGATTCCAATGCAAAGCCAACATAAGGTTGTAATGTATCTTCATTAAGATTTACATATACTCTTGTTTTTCCATCACTGGTTGTATACATTTGCCCTATATTATGAAAACCATATTTTGCAACAAATGTTTTTGCATCTGCTAAAGTCCAGTTCCAACCTTGAGCAGTTAAACCTGTATGTGATGGATTTGATGGTAAAGCTGATAAATTAGCAAATTCTTGTGTTGTATATGAATATAATCTAGTTCCATCATAATCATAAAAATTTACATCTTTTTCTTCTACTTCAGCAGGAGCGCCACCACTAGGAATAGATGCTATTGCGGTTGCCAAATTTGCAGAATTTTGTGTCGCAGGCAATGTTCCACCTTTTGTATTTATTGCTGTATAAGCACTTGCTATGTTATTATTTATTCTTGTTATTTCGCTTGCTATTGTCATATATTAAACCTGACTTAGTAATGTTTCTATATCGCCCACAATATCATATACACATTTTGCAGTTGGGTATTGGTCGTTTGTACTTGCAGAACTTATGCTTGTTACCTTATTTGATTTATCTTCTTTTCCTGATATATCTTGATGCGAAGTTATTACCGTTCCTAAATCTGCTTCACCGCTACTTGATATTGTTATACCATTCATTTTTACACTTGTTATAGTACCAGTATTAGAAGTGTAGCCATTTGGGTTACTTGAATTGTACGGCGTATAACCTAATGCAGTAGTTACATCACTAGATGTTATTCCTGTAATAAATCCACTATCATTAGTTAATTCGCTTACATTTGTAGGTATATCTGACGTACAAGCAAGAGTATATGCAGTTCCGTTATAAAATACAGGTTTTTTTGCAGAACTTACACCTATAGAACCAACCCATACTGTTGATGCATAATATGAAAGATAACAAGAAGTTGCAGATTTTGATTTAAAAGTTACAGGCGTTGTTCCTGTTCCACTTGTTAAGCTAATAGTTTGAGATGCATCACTATCTAACTTAACACAGTTGCTTAAAGCCGTAGTTACTGCATCTTGGCTCATCGCTTGATTTGTTGATGAACCTGTTGAATTTGCCAATGTTATATAATCTTCTCTTAAATACATATTGGCAGTTACAGTATTATTAGATAAAGTAGCGTTAATGTTAATCATATTTATCATCTGACCGTCATTATTACTAACAGTCGAAGTTATGCTAAAGCTATCATTGTTAATATTTATTCCTGTAAAATAAACAATAGTAGTATAATCTTCAGCAACAACAGATAACGATGCGACTTTTCCATTTTGTAATTCACTAACAAGAGCGTTAAAATTGGCAACTGTCATTGTAACAGGGAATCTATAACCATCTTGAAGTTCCACACCATTTTCAAAATCAATAGTTCCATAGTCTAAAAATTCAACTGTTTCTATGCCACCACCTTGAATATTGATGTTGCCACTTCCTAAAATGCTTTGATTATTGATAGTTTTGATGTTTGTTCCACTTACTAAAGTATCTTGTTTTGCATTAATTTGTACTTGTAAACTATCTAAAGCAGTCCAATGTTCAGCGTTCCAACTTTCAGCCGTTGTTATAGCAGTATTGCATTCCCAAGTTTGCCAAGTGTACCTTACTCTATCGCCTACGTTATAAGTTGAAGATGAAGAATAGAGAGGGTAACCTGAAATCATATATAAGCATAAATTATTTAAACTTGAAGGCGTTAATGCTCTTGTGCTACTTGTACTTGTAGCACTTTCTGTTAATGCAGTTATTCCATAATAAGATGTACTTGCAATACCACCATCTTCCATTATGTAGTTTGTGCCGTCATAAGTAAAAGCAACAACTTCACCTGCAAGCCAACAATAACGTACACCATTTGTACCTGATTTAGATTGTACTGTTATTGCTCCTGTACCATTTACGTTTAAAGTAGGAGCACCGTTATATGATTGAGCGTTAGTAAATTTAACTCTAATTGATACACCTTCTTTTAGTACAAATTCAGGGCATACAACAACTTTTGCTTGTGTTGTGTTTTTTGTTGAGCAAGTGCCGTAAAAATCATAAATATTGTCTATGACTTCATTTACTTTATCTATTAAGTCTTTTTGTGTCGGTGGATTTGTTATTTTACTTACCATAATTAACCTATAATTACTGCTTTATATGTGTTAGCCGATACGTTAGATGCAGAGTTCATTTTAATTGTTATTGCACTTGAAGTAGCACTAACTTCTGCCATAACTTGATTATTTGTTGATATTTCAAATACTTGAACTGTTACATCACCTGTACCTAATGTGTTTGAAATAGTCCAAGTTACAACGCCACTTGATTGAGTTAGGGCCGTATTATTGGCAGTTATCTTTTTAGCCATTCCATTTGTGTAGGTTGCAAGTTTCAAAGGCGTTACGATTCTTGTATCATCTGTTCCTGTATTAACTTCGTTTTGAGTTGCTAATTCTGCTATACCTGCTGAACTTTCAGTTGCTTGTGCAGGACTTGATGATATTTCTACATAGGTTGTACCACTCCATCTATAAGTTTTGTTTTGATATTCACCACTTGATAAAACTACATATATTTTACCTGTTTCAGGCGTTAATGCAGAACCACCACTTGTTGCTGATAGCCAACCTGAGCTTAAAGCCGTTGCACCTGATACAATATAAGCATCAATTACATCATCAACATATGCAGGAAGTTGAGAACTAGGCACTTTACCATCTGCTCCTAATGTCGCAACACCACTATTTGCACCTAATAAAGTTGTTGCCACGTATGTAGAAGATAAATCAGGAATATCATTTGCGACTAAATCTGCACCTGCCGTTATAAGACCTTGTGCGTTGTAAGTGATTTTTGTTTTGGTTGCGCCTGTAACAGAGTTGTCAATAGAAATAACGCCATTTGTAATATCTATGCCGTTACCTTCGGTGTAAGTCTTACCTGTAATCCAAGAAGAACCGTCATAGATATATAACATATTATCTGTTGTGTTGAAATAAATTTGCCCTGCTATTGCGTTACTAGGTGCTGATGCAAGGTTTTGTATTACTGCGTTTTGTAGTTCGTTCTTTTTTAAGTCTATATCTACTAATACGTTTTTTGTTGCCATTTTTTTATTCCCTTTAATTTAAATATGCTTTTCCTTTTGTTGCTCCGTTAATATATACAGTACAAGTGTTCTCATCATTGTATTGAACTGATGTATCAAATACCATTCCTGCACTATCAACAACTGTAACAGATGGGAATTTGCCTAATTTGTGGTTTATAACCCAAGTGTCCGATGCAATTCCTTGTTCATGTATATATGTTGAAGTATTAACCATAATGGTTTCGCCATTCAAAGAAATAATGCTTTCGCCTTCTTCTGTTATTATTGATATTTCTTCTTCTTCATTTTCAGATTGTACTTGTATAATATCTTCGCTCATTTTATTCCTCATTAGATGCAAAAGTTACTTCTTCTAATACAACAAATTTACCTATGCAAATAGTTTTAGTATAGTTTGTTGTTTTAACTTCAATGTCAAACACATAATTTCCGTAAGTCATGTTGTTTGTGTCGGCAGGTCTTATATCAAAATGATACCAACCGTTTTCATCAAAAGTCATATCTTCAAGAGTTTTTTGAAAGATATAATTTTCAACCCCTGTATTACGTTTAACAGTAAAATAAAGATTATCAGGTTCAGTCATTATAACCTGACCGTTCGATTTTCTTTGAAATTTAAAAGCGTATGTATCGCCACGTACTACTGATATATTAGCCATTTTCTAATTCCTTTTTATACATTTTTTGAGCATATAGAGTTGAAAAAGTTACATAAAACTCAGCCCACTTTTGAAGTGTCATAGGTTCAGGGTGAGATTGATGTTGTACTAGCCATTCTTCTGTGCATTCTTCTTCTTTTGTAAAATCAGGAGTTGCATAGAATATAACCATTTGAGCGATTTGTTCTGTTAAACCACCAAGAACATTAACCATAGCATTAACAGTATCTATTGATTGTTGTGCGTTTGCATAGCCCTTTGGTTGAAGTCTGTAATTGCCAAGAGGAGTTGTTAAGAAGTTGTCTTCAAAGTTAGCTTTTCTTTTTGCAGTTTGTTCATCTTCATAGTTTGGATTAACAACTATTTCGTCATCTTGCCAAATAAGTTTGCCCTCTTGAAGTTCTTTGTATTCTTCATCTGTGCATTCTGTTAAATATGTTTTACCCCATTTTTCAATGGTTTCTTTTTGTTGGTATGCTTCATGTTCTGTATCAAAATATATCATTAGTTTGCTCCTTTCAATGGGTATTCAACAAAGTTGACAGTTAAATCTGCACTGTAGCTATAGCCTTTAGGTATGAATACACCGCTTTCTATTGCACCTACACCACCAAATCCATCAACTGCCCCAGGAATAATACTATTAGGTATTAATGTGCCCTCTTCATCTTTTAAGTACAGGGTGCAGCCGTATGCACTTCTCCCTGTATAAACCAAGAAAACATTTTGAGTTACAGTTCGCCATACATTCGTACCGCTTAAAGTTATATTCTGTCCATTTTTATAATCAGGCATACCCCAAGAAATAACTTCTTGTCTATCTGCTTTAGTATTTGTTATATTATATAAATTTGAATTTTGACTTGGCTGTTTTACGCCAGTTATAACTCCGCTTGTTACTGTAATAGAACCAATAGGAATACCTTCGTATTCTTCCCAATCTGCACCATCATACTTATATGAAACAAGTGGTTCTTTTGAAGTGTCTAACCAAATATCATTAGAAGAGGGTGTTGATGGTATTTTTGCCTGATATGAGAGAGTGTTATTATAAAAATTAACCGTACCATCTTCATTTATAAAACCATTATAAATTCCGTCGGCATAAGCAGATACATCAATCCCATCTAATGATGATATTGTAATATTCTTGCCTTGTGCTGTTGTACCAACTAAATTAGGATATTGCCCACCTCCAATATTAAAATACAAAGTATCCGCTGTTGATACACTAATACTTTCAGTATAAGACACACTTCCAATACTTGCTGAACCAACGCCTGAAACGTAGCAATATAGAGTTAGACTTTTTACAGTAGTCGGGCTTCCGAAATCATAATTAATCGTTACTGACTCCATAATATTTGTGGCATTTCTATATAGCTGCCCCAGTTGAACATTGCTATCATCACCCAATGTGGCAGATAAAGTACATATAGCAGAGCCATTCCAAGCAGGATACACTGTTAATACAGCCGACGCATTTGTTAGACTTTTGGGGGTTCCAAATGTAATTGTTTTTGTATCACTGCCACTATTATTAGTTGAAACAGCAGCAGTTGTACTATCTGATACAACTACCTCTTGTGTACCACTTCCTGGTGCAAATAAAATATCTGCTTGACCATTTAAAGTATTACAAGAATTGATTGAAAATGGAGTTTTGGCCACCATAATTAAAGAACTTAAATCTGCTAAAAATAGCCATTTAGTTGAATCAGAAAGTATATTTCCTGTGTTATTATCAATAATTGATCCATATAATTTATATGTACCTGATTCTTTAACAATACTGTTTTTATAATATGTCGTTCCATTATCCCACTCGGGAATGCCCTCTTGTAATAAATATGCTTCTTGATAAGACATAACCTTATGTACGCCTGTCATTTCAGGCAAGGGTGGAAATTGCTGTGTTGGAGTTACTGAATCAATCCAACCATTTGACCAAGCAGATAATGATTGAATAGTTGCTACATCGCCCGTTCCGTTGTATGTGCCTGCTTTCGCCGAACCAAATTGACCTATCTCGGGATCCTGCAAGGTTCCGTCAGCAGTTTCACCAAAAACTTTTGCTGTTAATCGTGTTAATTTTGCCATTATTCTTCCTCTGTTAGTAAAGTACAACCTGTTGGTACAGGTAAAACATTTTTATATAATGCAAGTTGCATTAAATTATGTAATGAACTTGGGTAATGATAAGTTACTTCCATAACATCCCAAGTTGTGTAAACCTGTCCGTTAGACCATTTCCATATTGCATCATCTATATTTTTGCAAGTATGATTTATTGAGTTTTTAATAATTTTTAATTTGATAAGTGATCTAAAATACTCATCGCCCATAGCGTTTACTTTTGTTCTAGTATCACGCCACGCTTTATACGTTAAAAACCCGCCATCATTGTCTGCAAAGTTTGAATAAGTTGAAAAACCACCCTGCCATTGTTCGTAATCATCGTCTGATATATTTGAGTAATTAACTAAAGCTGTATATGGTTGTTCCCATAAATCAATAGCATTGTAGTATCTATCAATACCAACCCATTTACCAACAACGTCAAGTTGAGCGCCTATTGAATTGTTTACATCAACCGTTAAGTCTTTTATTTGTAATGCTAAATTATTAGCAAAAATAAGACTCACTAATTTTTTAATTAGCGCCTTATTTTGAGATGAATTTTTATATTGTAAAATAATAAGACTTGCAAAGTAGTCTTGCAAGTCATTTAGGGTTTGTATGTAATCCATTATTGAACCACCGTGATAGTAATTTTGTTTACATCAGTTGTGTATTTATCAGCTAATGAGCTAACTGCTAAATAGTCGCTCCAAGTTATGCCATCGTCTGATATTTCCACGTTAAGCGCATAAGCTCCACCACCATTGTTAGTAATTGCATTTGCACATACTTCTGTTACTTTTGATGTTTCAGCTTCTTCTGATATTTCATAAAGTAGGTTTTCTGCAATATACTCTTTTATAGCATCTTGGTTAATTGTTCCTATATCACCTACTACTTGTAAATCAAATTTTATGTATAAAGGCACTATTGTAGGTCTATCAAAATTTATGTTTAAAGTTTGTGCCGATACAGTTAAAATAGGTACAGTTACACTTCCTCTTGTGCCACAACCACCTTTATTTGCATAAATAATATCTGCAATATCTGTGTTTGCTCCACCATCAACTATAACCCATAAATAATGAGGTAGAGTGCTTGTAGAATCAGTTGAATTTGTATCATTTACGTGAACTATGCAATTTGTAACGCCATCAAGTGCCAATATTTGCCCTAAAATAGTGTCTGAATTGTTGCCTGATTGGTTGCCTGTTGAACTATCACGTCTTATTCTAAAATCGTAGTTGCTCTCTTGTTCTGTACCTAAAGATGTATAACCAACAACATTATTTACAGCAGTTATGCCCTCCGTTACAGTTACAATAGTATTTATTGTGCCTATTGTTGGAGTTACAGCGCCCATATCTTTTGCTCTAAATTCTAAAGATGTATCACCTGCATATATTGTTGTTGTATCTATTAAATACCATAAGTTGCCTGAATCATCTGAAACAGTGAAAGCTGTGGCTGTATTATCGTTATAAGAGCCGTCTAAACCTTGCAAAGTTACCGTTTTTGTGGCTGTTATTTTAATTTCTTGTGTAGTATATGTACCACCTTTTCTTGTTAAATAGTTAAGTTGATATTTACTATCTTGTTGTGCGCCATCACATTTCGTAGGATCTGTTGCATTATATATGCTTGTAAGAAGTTCCCTATGTACTGTGCCTATATAAGCCAAAAGCTCTGAAAATTGACCATCAGGGCTTGCGCTTGAAAAGTCTATTGGTTCACCATTAGGCGAATAAGTTGCTTGTAAAAAGTCTTGAATTTCTTGTGTTAATTCAGTATTAGTTTTGGTTGTTAAACCATTAAAATTTAAAACATCTTCTACCATTTAAAATACCTATATACTTTGCGAAAATTCTAATAAAATGCCTTCTTCTGAAAAAATAGTGTAAACATTGCATTTTGAAGTATAAGCTCTATCTAATACAATACTTTCAAAGTCTTGCACGCTTATAACACCATATCTGTTTTCAATAACGTTAATAACATCTGAATCAAGAGAATCTTTTTGATCTTTACTTCCAAGCCTTGTGCGCCAATCAATACCGCTTTCTAAAGCCCAGAAACAATCATTTTTAAATTCAAGTAAAGCAGATTTTATATCCTGTTCAATGGCTTTTTGATCGCTTTTATAAGCGCTAAAGCCCCTACAAAAACACCAGGTTCTACTTGAACTGTCTTCATTGTTTATAACTGTTCTAACTAACATTAACTTATGCTCTTAATTATTCCGTTTGTTACTGTAATTGTTTTGCCATCAACTGTTGTAAAGGCGCCCGTTGCTCCACTATTATCAACTAAACTAGCGCCTGTTATTGTGCCAGATGAGGTTAAGTTTCCTGTTTGGCTTACATTGCCTGTTTGAATTAAATCACCTGTTAAGGTTGTATTACCTTTTGCTTCAATGCCGTTTTCTTTTAGCTTTAAATAAGTTTGCTTATAAAACAAATTTAAGCAATCTTGAAGCGTTGTAATCATGTTAGGAAGGCTTAAAACACCACATATAAAAATTGCATCTGTTTTTGAATGTGCTCTTTCATACGCTAAATTGTTTATATTTCCGTTGATATACCAACTTTCTATTTCTCTATCGTTAAATAAGAGAATGCCTTCCATACCTTGATTTACAGGGTGCGTTATACCTATATCACCCCAACCAAAGAAAAGAACTTTAGCATAGATAGGTGCGTAATTTTGTGTTACTTGAGCGCCATTATCAGTTTGTTCTAATACAAGTTTATTTGCAATGGTTACCTTTGCAATTCTGTTTTCTGCATCGTATTCGTCAACTATTGCTATTCTTACACAGTTTAATTTGTACTTAAGCATTCTTTCAAAAGTCATAAGTACGCTTGTTAAATCTGGTTCGTTTCTTAAATCAATAAAAGACATTAGGCTTTTCTTCCTATTCTTAAAGCGCCATTTTTACCCAAAGTGTTTTGAACGTGTATGTTATAATCAGTTTTTGTTCTAAACATATAGGTAAATTTATCCCAAGTTTTATTGAATACTTTATCAAATACTACTTTATTAGTAATTCCTTCAATATGAAAATCTATAGCGCCGCCTCTTAAGTGTACGCTCTCTTTTGAAGCATTTTTCAATTTTGCGTTAGTTTCAATAGATCGCCAGTTGCTTACAATTTTTATTTTACTACCTGGTAAATTAACTTGAACATAATCATAAAGTTTTTCTGCTATGACTTTACAATTTTGTAAAATTGGAACTGTTACTTGACTATATACTTGAGATTGAGTGTTCCATGTTCCTGCAGGTAGTAAAAGTTGTTTCCAAGTAAAATTAGTATGCCCTACTTTCCAAGTTGGTGGCTGTCCATTATGACTTCTTATATATTCTATTACGCCATAAACATCTGCTCCAAAGTTTGTAGCTACAGCGGATTTTTCTTCTTTTTTAACCTTAGTAAAAGGTTGTTTTTCTGTTGTGCCAGTTGTTGCGTAATTTCCATTTGGCATCATTGCGCCAACTAAGAAATTATAAGTAGTTGTTCTTGAACCTGCAACCGCGCCTGATATAGTTCCTTTATGAGTAAAACCTGTTAATTGGAATGTACCGCTAAATTTACTTTCTTTTGATTGAACTTCTATTAACTGTCCAACTTCAACGTTTGGATTAAATATTCCTTCTGCAACTATTTCTGCATTTCTTCTTTGTGGAATATTTAATAGTCCTGTATCTGCATTCAAAATAGGAACTGAAGTATCAAGGCATTCGTTTGGTTGTAATGTATTTATGATGCCATTATCTATATATGTACAACCGCCTGTTATTTCGTTTAAAACATCAAGAGCGCTACCTTCAAAAGTTATAGGAGTCTTAAATTCACCTTCTAACGATCCTATTGCGCCCAGTTCAAGTTGCCCTAAGTTTTCTATTATAGTTTTATATGCTTCTTTAAAGGTTGTTCCTGCTTCAAATGTTACATTGATATAATCTCTTGGTACGCCTATATCAAAGCATTGCATAGTAGTAATTATTTCTGTACCTTGTCTTTTGGTATAGCTTTCTTGCATTCTACCTTTAAAACAAGTGATAAGATGCCCATTATAACCTGCTTTGAATGTTACTACTTTATAAGTGCTTGTGTTAAATCTATCTTGAAAAAATAAATCACTTGAACGCGTTGAAGGTGATAAATTGTAAATAGAAAATGTTGCCGTATTTGCACTTGCAAAAGTATTTCTTACAATGCTAAAATCAACCGTTAAAGGATAGCCAACTGTATGAGTATTAACACCATCTGTTACTGACAATTCCCAAGTACATTGATTTTGAAATTGAGTATTGTCTATGTACGATATACCTGCTTTAAGCGCCATAAATATTGCTTTCTACTTCTTGAACATCTTCTTGGTTCAAAACATACATACTAACGCGCCCTGAAGCAAAATCCCCTATATCAAATGGTTCTACAAAACTATCAGCCATAAAAGCTATTCCAAAGGGTATTATGTTTTTTAAGTGCCTTAACGCGTTTGGAGTTAAAACAACTCTGTTTCCATTTGAAATATAGTTATTATATGTAAAATCAAAAAACCAAGATTTTTGAGTAATATAATAATAAAGTTTAAAATCAACTTTATCGCCGGTTTCAATCGAAATTGTAAACGATTGACGTGCATTATCTGTTAGAGATGTTATTCTGTTCATAGAGGGTTACCCCAAAAATCTGTTTGTCCATGATAATATTTATATGCCAAAGAATCTGGCACCTTTTGTTGTGAAGCATTTCCAAGATTTTGTTCTTGTTGTTTCATTGTTCTTACTACAGTTGCTTTTTCTTGCTCTGTTGCTGCTCGTTTTTGAGTGTCAACATCACGCCATTGTATAAATTGAACTTCTAAATTTGATTGATATTTAGTTTTATTTTGAGTTAAGGAAGCCTCTTGAATTGCTAAACCATTAAATTGACCGTATGGAGTCCAAACATTAACAAGTTGTCTATTATCCCTTAGAGCGATCAGTTTATTAGCTAAAAATTCCTGGTTTGTTTTTTTTGCAGCTTGATACTTGGTAATGTTATTTAAAATATTAACTGCCATTTGTTCATATCGTCTTAAACTTGCTTCAACCGCTTGAACTGTATTTATAGCACTTTGAGTATAGCTATCAAAAGTTGGCGAAAGTATGTTTAATGGTTCTAAGTAGTTATTTATGTATTTTTGAACAAAATTAACAGCTTTTTTAGGTGGCGTATAAATAACTTCACCTATAAGACCGCTTAAAGTATATTTTATAGGTGCTATTGCCCAATGATCTTGAACCGCATTGTTATTTTCCATGTAGTGCGTTGTAATTTGAGAAGAAATTTTTAAAGTGTTAGTTGTTGTAACACCAAATTTTTCAAATAAATATATATTACCAAAACCATCACTAGAATTTGATGTGAACAAGATTGCAGGATCTGCTTCTACATTTTTTGTAATAATAGAACTCTCTCTGGAATCTAAAAAATTATTTGATGTTTTTTGTGCAAAAGTCTTTATTCCCATTGTTTTACCTAAGTTCTATATCCATTTGCAAATAAAATTTGCGTGGGCGAATATTCATTCATAATGTCGTTTATAACAGTTCCCATAGGCTGTTCTGTAGCAATGCTAAAATAATTAGTGGTGTTCATATTGTTACCACCATAACTTACATTATTTGGGTTTGTAGGCGCAACACCTAATCCTAAGGCATTACTTACCATTCCCACTCCCGAAAATGGCATATATTTGCCCATAAAGTCAAAGAATGACACTAACCAACTTGGCAGTTTTAAAGAAGCTAACTTGCTTATACCTTCTTCAATAGCTTTAAAAAATGCGCCTAGTTTTGAATTTTCTAATGCTTCACCTACTCCTTTAGCAAATTGTGCTATTCCGTTAAGTGTTTCGCCTAAAACGCTATTACCACCTGCAAAATAAGTAGCTATATCATCTATAAGAAGATATAATGTTCTTAAAGGCGCAAATTGTAGTTTTAAAAGATTTCCTAAAGCATTATCACCACTTAGCCATTGTCTAAAATTAGTATAAGCAACTGTCAATTTGTCGATCAAATTAACTATATCTAAAATGCTTTTTCCGTATTCTTTCAAAAGTTGAATTTGCAACTTTTGAAAAGACGTATTCATTGAAATTTTTGCTTTATTAAAAGCAAGTGAATACTTATTCAAGGCTTCTCTTGATTTAGGATCTAAGAATAAGTTATTGATTTGTTCAAATTCTTCTCTTGACATTCTAAGCATAAGAAGATCATCAGGCGAAAAACCCATTCTTGTTATTATGTTTGTTGCTTGAATATCATCAACGCCTTTTATTGCTTCTCTTACGCTTTCTATAACTTCTTCTACGCTCTTTCCATAAGGATTAAACGATTTACCACCTACAAAGGCTAGCTCTTGATAAGGTGATATATCGCCTCTACCCATTTGGATATCCCAAAGGTTATTTGCTAAACGTTGCATACTTTGAGCTGTGCCTTCAATAGAAGAATTAAAGTTTACAGCAGCATTTGCAGAAGCATATTTATTTAAACTTGCAAAACTTATACCTGTTTGGCGTTGGAAACTTATCATTTGTTGGTTTGCTTGCGATAATGATGTTATCATTTTGTCGATAGCCATATATGCAACCGTAACAGCACCAACTACTGCACCAACGGCACCAACAACGCCACCTGCACCTTCAAGAGCGCCTGCAACACCTTTTATGCCACCACTTAAACCTTTTACCGTATTAGTTAAGGCTTTAACGCTTTTAACTGTTGCTTCGTTAGCTTTTTTTGTTTCGTTATATTGTTTTTTTTGGCTTTCGTTACTTTTTTCTTGGATTTTTTTAACTTTTTCTAATTTCTTGGCGGTTGTATCAAGTTCTTTAGTGTCGCCCTTTATTCCAAGTTTTATAAATAACTCACCTATATTAAAGCTCATCTATTATCCCTATTTAGTTCTATATAAGTTCTTTCGTAATCTCTTGAATATATTTCAAAATGGTAAGAATGAACCACCTCATCTACAGGGGCGTTCAAAATGGCTGAGGGGTTGCCATTCCACCACCCCCCCTTAGCAAGCAAATAAACTAGTTGTTCATCTGAGCTAAGATTACATTTAACGCCTGGCTTTTGCCCAACCTCGGAGCTAGGATTGACCACTGCGAAGCTAGGCTCTTGATAAAAGGTCTTAAGTTTTCCTCAATGCAAGAAATAATTATTTCGTAATAGTCTTCTCTTGATTCAGGGTTATTATCGAATAAATCTTGATCTATCTTTTGAGTTGTATTGTATGTGCAATATTTTAGACAGTCAAAAATTGCTATTTCAACGTCTTCTGAAATATCAGCCCCTATTAAGACGTTTTTCATAAAATCAATACAGCCTGTAAAGTCTAAACTTTTTTCAAGCAGATTTTCTTCATTGCCTGTTATTTTTAAACCAATAGAGTTTTGTTTAATTTCTTTTAATAAAACTCTTTTTAAATTTAATACTGTTTTATAAGGAGCAGGGTTAATTACAACCCTTGCTCCTGTGTTTTGTGTTTTAAAGTCTTTCATAAAATCCCCTCTTTTTTTATGACTAAGCTATTGCTCTTGCTGCGTTAGCAAATTGGATAACGTATTCAACAACTGCTTGTTGTACATCACCGTTTACGTTTGACTTAATAGCAGGTTTCTTTTGAACCATACCGCCACTTAATAAGTAAGTGTTGTAAGAAACGTGTCCTGCGCCATCACCGACTTGTTTAATAACTGAACCTGTCAAAAGTACATATCTTGCAAAACCGTCTGATGGTGGAATTAAGCCATTTAAACGTTTATCGTCTGCGCTTGACATTAAAATTCTAACTGTTAATGTTGCATTGTTACCTGCTTCATCAAGAGCAAATATCGTGTTTCCATCTTTACCTGTTGCAATTTCCATTAAATTATTAGGTAAATCAAGAGTAGCAATATCGCCTTCTGGGAAGTCATTTAGTGGTAAATCGTTAAGAATAATAACGTCATCACCTGTTAAACTATATGTTGCCATTTTCTATATTCCCTTTCCTATTTTTGTACGTTTACGATTACATTTGAACTATGAATAGCGCCTGATAGTTTGATTGCAATTTGAACTACAGGTGCAATTCTTGCTTCTCTTTCAGCCTGTTGTTGTTCTGCAATAGGCAAAGAGTAAATATAATATCCTCTTTCTTCTATATTTCTTAAAAAGTCTTCTGGATCACCAAAAGGAACGCTGTCATTCCAAGAACCAGGAGCGATTAAACCATTTCTAATGCCTTGAACGCATCTTGTTTCATAAGCATTTTTAAGCCCTGTCATTCCTGCTTCAGTTTGAGGAATTTTTGTATTTGTTTTTCTCAAATAGTTAAATCCGCTAACTTCAAGTGCTTTTTTGATCCATAGTTCACCTGTTGCTTCATCTGTGTATAAACCATTTGAGTTAGAATATACACAAGATAAGCCTTCAGTATTTCCATAAATATCGACACCGTTTGTTTTAGCTTGATTAAATACTGTTTGATTTAGGTTTAAATCTGCTTGAATACCTGTTAATTCTTTTAAGTTCATTGTTATAACAGTATTACTACCGCTATAATTAGTTGAACTTGCAATAGTTGCATAAGTTGCAATGGCTTGTTTAGACCCTTCTGCACCTTTATATGAATAAGCAAGAAACCTTGTTTTAGTAAGACTTGCAGATTTAATTGCAGCCCCTAAAACGCCTATGTTTTTAAGCGATTGAATAGCTTCATAGTAAATATGATCTTTTGCCTGAAGCGCTGTAGCATTAGCTATAATTGTATCATCATCACAGAATTGAGTTGTTAAAACACCACCAACGTAAGCTATTTCGTCAACTTCTGCAATCGCTTCTGCAACAGTTGCTCCGCTTGCATCTGTTCCTGCTACGCTTGTAGCACTAGCACCATTTAAGTAAGAAGAACCATAAATATCTGTTCCGCTTCCACCTGCTGTTGCTTTTAAAGCAATTCCGCTTGCTGTTGCACCATAACGGCGTGATTGGAATTGAATTTTGTTTGTATCAACTACTGAAATGTTACAATCTAATCCTTGTGCTACAAGAACTTTAACTACATCATCTACAGTTGTAATTGAAGCAAAATTCAAGCCTGTTACTGTAAAATCTGTGCCGTCAATAGTTACAGTTAAATCACCATTTGTAATAAGTTTTAGTGCTGTTATTATAGTGCTTGTAATAGCAACTGTTGTAGTAGTTGCACTTGTTGCGTTAACTGCACTATATGGGTAAACCAAAACTTGACCATTTCCTGTTCTTAAGTTAGAAGCAGGGTTAAATAAAGCAGTAGCCATTTTAGCTGTTAAGCTATTAGATCCGTATTCGTTAATAACGTCTTGCGCATTAACTGCCCAGATATAAGGTTCTGCTGATAAAGGTTGTTCGTTTGAAAGCAATACAATAGAGTTTGTTGAATATTCGCCTAAACCACTAGGGGTATTAAGCAAAGAAACGTTAATTGTATTGCTTAAAGCAATATTTCCTTGTGTCATCTGTATAATTCCTTTCCTTTTTTATTGTTGAATTACAAAATCGCCAAATACGTTTAAATTTGAATCCTGTACTGTTGTTTCAAATTTGTTATAATAATCAACTTTATTTGTTTTTTCTTGCCAACTTAGGCAGTTAAAACGTATTGAAAAACGGTTAATATCTGAACCGCCATCAAGTCCAGATAAGTTAAAGCTATTACTTATTTTAGAAATTCTAAATTGGTATTTATCCATTAACTGAGATGCAAGAGTTGAAGTTAAAGCTGCTTGAACTTCCCAAAATCTCTCTCTTGCTTCGTTATTCTTAGAATAAACGTCTATTTGCATTGCTCTTTGTTCGTTTAGCATTAGACGTTCATAATAATTATTATTCTTTTCAAAATATTCTTTTCTGTTTGCAAAAGTATTTGAAGAAACTGTGCTTACAGTAATTTGTATATGTGGAGTATTAAATAATTTGATATTTTGAGCCTTAATACAAACGCAAGGAATTACATTTCCTTTTTCGTCTGTGCCGTAATTATCTGGTAAATCCAAAGATTTTTGGATTAACTCAACAAATATTTTTTCAATTTCTTTCTTCATAATCTCTTACTAATTCGTATTCAACAAAACCATTAAGGCTGTAGTCTTTTACGCTCATTACCTTAAATCTTTTGTTATTAAAAATAACTTTATCAGCAGTTTGTAGATTTAATTCGCCACTTTTTGCGTGAATCCAAATCCATTCCCATGAGCGCTGTCCTTCAGGTTTTGACATAAGATTTTCCATTTTTAATGGTTGCCAAACACCCATAAAGTTAATATGTTGTTCTGTTGTAACTAAATCGCCTTCAACAACATTTTGAATAACCTTAATTAGTGTTAAAGGCACTTCCCAACCTGTGAGAGTGTTAGCCATATTTGGCATTCCGCTTAGGGTTCTATTTTGTTGAAAATTTAATCTTTGACCAAACAAAATTTACACCTCTTTTTAGTTTCAAGGGATTTATAGCCTTTAGTTTCAATTCTTTTATGTATAAAATATTTTATATTGCTCTCGTGTTCACATTTGCCATCGATATAAAATTGGCAATCATCACAAGCGCTAACTTCTTTTACTTTTTTAGCCATTATTATTTACCTCGAAGGTTATTTTATCTTTTAAACGCCCTGTGTCTATTAAGGGCTTGGCTGTTGCCCTTTGTCTTTCACTTTTAATTTTATTGCTTATTGTAAGTTCACTATTAGGTGCCCATTCACCCCAACCGCTTGTATCAAAGGCTTCTTGTATTTGTTCAAGTGCAACACCACCTAAGATATAGCCAAGACTTTCATAATCGCCTGTTTCTGTAATATGATCTATTAAATCGTCAAAGTTTTTAAATCCGTGTTCTTTTAATCTCTTTAATAGCTCATTCTTACGTTCTAAGGGCATTTGCAAGAATGATCTTGCAGGAATATCTATTTGTGTTGTATCTTTTTTAAGATTTATTCCAAAATGATAACGAAAGAATCCTCTCATCTTATCTGTTACAGGTATATGAGCTCCAAATTCTTGAACTGCACCAAGTCCTGCCAAATCAATATTTTCTGAAACAGGATCACTTCCCCCTTGTTTAGCTAATAAGCCGACTTTAACAGATACTTCATCACTCATAGCCTTAACAAGTTTTTTTAATTTGCCGTATTCAACTTTTGCTTGAATTTCCATTAGTCTGTGGTTGTTCTACCTTGAACAATAAATACATTTCCAACTAGGTATGGTCTTATAAGTGTTGCATACTTAATACCATAACCTGTTGTAGCATAAGCACTTAAAGCAGGATTATTAAGCAACCATTGTGGTACAGTATAACTTTCAGATACAGAACCAACTGATTTGCTTGTTACAATACCCATTTGACTTATACCAAGTGCATTTTGAAAATCAACTGTAAGATAATGAGCAACTAAATATAAGAATACAAGTTTTGCAGTAGCTTCATCAGGAAATAATCCTTCATTGAAATTTACTTTTGCTTCATTTATAGCTTCTAAAATATCGTTATCACGTGTATAATTTAGAACATCATCACTATATAAATCCCAATCAGAAGTATTAGAAGGACTATCAGTAGTTGTTTTAACGACACATTGATAAAATAAACCAGTATCAGAATAATACACAACATCGCCTTTAAAATGTGTACTATTTGCCACATATACAGGTAAGTACATAGGCGAGAATCTAGGAAATTGTGTTTTAAAATCTGATACTGAGATTACTAGTTCCATTATTTTGTTGCCTTTTTAGTTGTTTTTTTAACTTTTTTAACTTCTTCTAATTGAGCTTTTAATTTAGCGTTTTCTTCTTCTAACGCTTTTGCTTCTTCTTTATCAATAAATTCTTCAACGTTTGGATGTTTAAGCAGTTCTTTTGCGATTTTATCGTCAACATCTTTAACTTCGCCTGCTTTTATAAATTCCATCCCAAACATTATATTGTATTTGTTTTTGTTTAATATTTTCATTTTTCCCTCTTTTCTAAAAATTAGGGGGTTTCCCCCCCTATAAGTTATTGCACATCGGCATAAAGCATTGAATCAATACGTTTTACGTATGGTGTAGAGAATTGACCTTCTGCATCTGAAATTAGATCCAAAGCGCCTTGTGGGAACAATGGATGTGGAGTGTATGGTTTTGGTAGATACATAGTCAAGTTATCTTCGTTAGTGTTATAGAATACGTAACGACCTTTAGTAGCGTTTCCACCTGCTGTTGCACCTGTGTTATAAACAGAGTGAACGATTTTGAAGTCATCGCCAACAATACCTTGGAATGCTCTTTCTAAGATAGTCTTACGAGTTTCACCGAAAGAACCATAAGGTTGTTGTAATGCTAAGAACGCTTTTTGAGGTATTAACATTCTGTTGAACATCATTGTACCGTTGCAGTTAGCAGCATAAACGCCAGGTGCAGTTGCTAAGAATGTTTGGAATTGAGCATCTGACATAGCATCTAGTTCTGCTGTCATTAATGTAGTGTTTACTGTTACGTTAGGTTGTTTCAAAAGACCATAACCTTGAACGCCATTAGTGTTGTTAGCAAGGAATGTAGCTTTTTGTAAACCTAAGTCCCAACATTTTTTACGTGCTTTTTCGTTTTCTTCAATGATTGAGAATGTTTCAGCGTTTCTTGCTGCCATACCAACAAGTTCTTGACCTACTGAATATTTCATACGCCAGAAGTTGTTAGGTATACTTAAAGCACCAATTTTGATGTTAGAGTTAGCATCTGCATTGATACCTGAAGCTGTTGGGTTAATGATACCTTGTTCAAAAGGTGAACCAACATAAGCTGATGCGTATTGTACTAAGTTAGTAGAATAAGCACCTGTTCCAACTTCAATTTTAACGAAGTCAGAAAGTTTTTGACCCATAAGTTCATAGTAAAGTGTATTAACGATACCTGCAACTAATTGGGTTGTGGTTGTAATAGTTTGTTCAAGACCGGCAGTTTCACCGATTCCAGAGTTTTGAACTCTCATACGCATTTGATTAGCGTATTGTTCTTGTGTTAAAAGTCCGATTTTATCTGTCATTTTTATTTACTCCTTATACCTTATGCAGCCACGCCTAAGTCAAAGTCTAATTTAACTTGAATTAGATCACCTGCTGCGCTTGCTGCTGTAATTGCTTTACCAACGTAGGCATAAGTTGAAGTTGTACTATCATCGACCTTCCAACCTGTTGGGTTGAATTGTACTTTTGCGCCTACTGAAACTGCGCCTGCTGCTTCACAGAAAACAACATCGCCTGATTTTGCAATAGCGAATTTTTCGCCTACTGCGTAGTCTGATTTTCTTACATCATAAACAACCATACCGTATGGAACGTCTGTTGCAGCGCAAACTGCACAAACAGGGTGAGTTGTTGATGTGCTTGAACCATAAAGTTTTACGAAAGCACCAACAGGCAATTTGTCTGTTGAAGTACCTGAATAAAACTCTACATTGTGTTCTTGTGGTAGATTAGGTAACAAAGCATATTGTCCTTTTTGAGGAGTAATGCTTGTTCCTGTAAGATTGAATGCTTGTGTCATTTCGTTTTACTCCTTCTCTTATTAGTAATTGTTTCCAAGTTCTAAACGTTTTGACTTGGAAAGATAAGTTATTTGATTTTCAGACTTGCCGCCATAAACCAATTTACGAACGTCATCCATTGAGTTTTTAGCGCATTTGTTGTCTGCTTTTTCTTCTTCTTTGTCTTCTTTGTTTTTAGCTTTTTTGTTTTCAGCTATTTCTTCTTCTTCTTCGAATTTTTCTTCTTTTTCTTCTTCATCTGCATTTTTAGCTTTTTTGCAGTTATCAGAAGTTCCTGCTTCTGAATCATCATAAGCAAGTTTTTCAGCTAATTTAGCAATAGTTTTAACATCTTCAGATGCTTCTTCTTTGCCTGCGATAGCCATAATTTGTCTGATAAGATCTCTCTTATCAACTTTTTCATTTTCAGCCATATCTTCTCCTTTGCTGTTCTGTACTAAGTTTTGAATAAATTCTTTTGCTTTTGATTTGATTTCTTCAAGTTCCATTTATTTGCTCCTTCTCTTGTAAATTTTGCTAATAAAAGTCCCCAAGAAAAACTTGGGGATTGTGAGTTTAACATCATATATTGCGATTATAAAATTTCTTAATATTAGGGTTGAAAAATTGAGTCAAAAGGGTTATAATAAAAGTGTCGGTATCGCTCCAGACGTGTCAAATTTATTTTGACAAGGTGTTAGAGTTACCGATATTATTTTTAAATTTTCGCATTGATTGTAAGGTAAGTGTTTTATTGCCTGTTCTTATTTCTTCAATATAAACTGTGTAACCATCAGGCATTTGCTTTTTTAGTTTTATAATATCTCTACCTTGACCGTTTTTTTCGCCAAACATTGCTTTATCGTAGCTATAAACAATGTTCATTGCTTCCTTTATATCATCATCGGTTAAGGCAACTTGCCCTCTTGACTCTTCTTTATCTCTGTTTGTGTGTTTATTAAAACTATGCCTTACTCCATAAACATCTATATTATGTTTGTAACCATTAAGATCAAAACCGTTTTCTTTGGCTTCTTTAATCAGTTTTGTTTGTACTGAACCAATTAAAACTATTTTGTTTTCATTATTACCTTTTTGTTTTGCTAACTTTATTACTTCTGATATTTCATTTAAAAAGTTGGCATTACAATCTTTAGGCAAACTGCCACCCCTATAACCTTTTATGCCTAAATGATTATAGTGTCCTGATTTGCTATTGCCGTTGAATACTCCCCCAAGCAGTTTTCAACGATAACCTCTGCAAGGGCGTTGTTTACTATATCGTCAAAAGATGCGTTAGATGCTTTAGGTTTTTTATACCCTCTACCCTCAAGGAATTTTTCAGCACCTTTTATTGTTTTAAATGTTTTTGAAACAGTTGGTGTTAATGCCTGATACTCGCCGTGTTCATCTTCAAAAATACCGACAACACTGCCGTCATAATCTTTATCTTCTTTATAAACTATTTTAGTTCTTTCCTCTTTGTGTGGAGAGTCTGCTTCAATTTCTAAAACTTTATTAGCCCATTTTTTTGCATTTTTTTCGTTAGCAAAATCTTTAGCTTCTAAAACTTGTTCTTTATGTTGATTTTCTTCACCTAAATCTTGAACATAAAATGCTCTATAAACATCTCCATCTTTTCTAATATTTACTCTCTTGTTACTATTAGGTTTGTTTATAGTAATTCTGCCGTCTTCCCCCTTATCTTGTTTGGAGGAGTCTTTTCTTGCCCCTATAACTTTGTCAAAGTCATCTTCGGTTTTATTGTATTTTTTTAATAATGTCTGAACATCTTTTTGCCATTCACTATATGGCTTTTCGCCGAACTGTTCATTTAAACGTTTTGCATTATACTCAAAATTCTGATCAGAATATAGGTCTTTTTTATCTTCCTTCTTGCTGTATCTATCAACAAAATCTTTTGGTAATTCCTTTCCTTCTGGGTTGTATTTATCAAAAAATTCTTTGTCAAATTTTTCGTGCAACAGGCTTTTCTTTTCTTCCTTGTCGGATTGCTCTTGTGCTTGTTCCCAATCGTATTTATGAAGCTCATATATAGCACCTTTACGAGCCTTAACGCCCTTTGAATCGAGATATTCTTCTAAAGTCATTGATTGTGCTTCTTTTGTAGATTTTTCTCGCCCTTTTCTATATTGTTCTAAAGCTTCCTCATCTCTCTTACGTTTTTCCTCATATTTTTTTTCATTTTGTTCTTTTAGTGCTTGCTGACGTTTTTTTTCTGCTTCTATATTTGCTCTTTTTGTTGATCTATATGCCTCAATAAGAGAAGGGATCTTTTCCATCGGTTGTGTTTTTATCCAATCCAAATCTTTTTGGTCTATTTCTATTTCTTCTCCACCGTCTTTGGTGTCGGATTGCCCAAATTCCCCATCTATAATTTTTTTAGCGTGTTCTTCTGCTTTTTCAGTTAATGCTTGAGTTCTATACCAAGTATCCCCATTACCAAAAGTTTTACCCTCTGGAGCATCTATTTTAATATCTGAATATTTACCATCAGGAATGATGGATATTTTTGCGCCGTTATGCTCTATATCTTTTCTTTTTGAATATTTAGTGTCGGATTTTTCGCCCTTGCCATAAGTTCTGTCAATAGCTTCTTTTGGAGTTTCGCCGTCTTTTAATAATAAGTGTCTACCCTTTTCATCTTCGCCGTTAGGGTGAATTGTAATCCATCTATCTTCGTTTTCAACTATATCTTGACTATTAAGCACAATATTTGCCCTTTCATATCTTGGATTTGGAACAAGTGCAAGATGTAAGAACTCGCCACCTGTGAACTCCATATCAATTTTCTTGCCGTTGTGAATTTTAGCTTGTTTATCAGAATCAAAATCGTATGTGCAAGATACATTCCAACCTTGATTTTTAACTAAATCAATAGCTTGTTTATCCCATATAATACCTTCGCAATAGAACCAACCGTCTTTGTCGTCATACCATACTTTAGATACAACGCCAACACGTTCTTTGTCTGCGTTTTTATCGTCAATGTCCTTGTGTTTAATAATTACAGGGCATCCAACCATTGTATCAATGAACTTGTTTAATGTTTCTTTGGTTATAAGAATATCGCCAAATTCTTCATAATGAGCAACGCCTGCTTCAATAAATCTTGAAACAAATTTACGACCTTTGCCCTTTGTATCAGCGCTTAAATCATCGCCAAGTTCTATTAAACTATTTACTATTAAAGTGTTTTTATAATTGCTTTTAAGCATTGAAAAATCCTTTGTTTTGTGTTAAAATTAGTGTAAAGAAAGAGGGTTAATATGTCTGTAAATGAAAATTTACTTGATGATACTATAATGGAAATTCAACACGTTTTAGAAGATTATATGGATTTTGAGTATAATCAAGATTTATATGAAGCTGTGATGAACCCTATTGAAGATATATTAAAAAAATTTTTGGAAGATTTAAAAAAGGATGATCACGATTGGAATGAATCAATTAAGGATAGAGCGAAACTTTATAATGAAAATGCCAAATTACGTGAACAACTATCTATTAAATAATCCTTTTATTTTACCTATAAAGCTGTTTTGTGCTTTGTAGAGTTTTCTTCTATTTTCTAACCATTCTTTGTTAATTACAGGGGTAAAAGTACAACGGCAGTTATACGTTTCAGCAGGATTGCCTTTTTGACCTGTTCTATCATCTATGATAGGTGGATCATCAAATCTGAATACATGACCATTGAGTTGTCTGTGTAATGGTCTTTCCCTGCCGTCTAAGTTCGTGATCCATTTGTAATGAGTAAAACCTTCTTCCATATATTTTGCTTGAAGATAAGAGCTTGTTGCTATTGCTGACTCATTACGTGCTAAAAACTTTGCGTGTCTTTGACTTATGCCAAATTCTTTTGCGATATATTCTCTGATTGTTATTAAACTCTTGCCCTCATTGACCATTTGACCAACGACATCACGCATTTTAACTATTTCTTCACCTGTCCAATTTTTAATCCAAAATTCAAGGTTTTCTGTGTATTTTTGCGCTATAACGTTCTTTCTAAATTCTGTTAGCTTTGGAGTTATAAGTTCAACCTTTTTAGCTTTTGCGTTTTTATATACTCTATCTTGTAAGTCTTGCATTATCTGTTCAACAACTGAATCAAATACAAGTCTTTTTTCTTCTCTTGTGAGTGTGCCTAGTTGATGAGTTAAAAACGCTTGAAGTGCCAATACCTTTTGAGCAGTTTGTGCTTTAAGTGTATCAATCGCCCATACTATGTTCATTGGCAGCTTTGATTTATCTATTAAATATGCTTTTCTATGCTTTGAATATTTTGCGCCTATTTTCTCTAATTCACTTGCAACTTTGTTTGAAAATCTTCCTGATTTAGAATAAAAGGCGTTATCTTGATAGTATATTGTGCCATTTTGAAGTGCTTCACGTATTACTGAATCATCATTATATATGGTGTTTGATTTTAGAATAGTAAAACATTCTTTAAAAATATTAGCCCATAGCCATACTATAATCTTATTAGCGACTATGTTTTCATAAGCACGTTTGTATTTTATTGGTTTGAGTTCCATTCTTCACCCATAGGGTTCATATCAAATTCATCTTCTATATTTTCTATTTCTTCGTCTGTAAGACTTATTATTTCGTCTTGAACAAGTTTTTCTGCAACTTGTTTAGGTGTTAGAACTCTGTTTTGTAATAGTTGAATGTAAGCGTTTACTTTAGAAGTGTTTACTTCTTGCTTTTCTTTTTCTGATAATACTCTTAAGGGCTTCCAAGTAATAGTTAAGTCATCAACCTTGCGACCAAATAATTGGCAAGCCCTTATTTGAGCCATCCACTTTATAATTGGTTGTGCAGGAACACGAAGCTCCGACATAATCATTGCGTTGTAATTTTCTAGGTCATCCTCACCTGATGAGAACCCTGAAGCGCCACGACCAAAGACCTTACTATAAGGTATTCTTAAACTTGAGCAAATAAGTAGAAATATCTTTTCAAGTATATCGTTAAGACCTGCAAAAGACATTGTTTTCTGAACGTAATCATCGTTTGAGTCCATTACGCCCATATTTTTAAAGTTCTTTTGTTGTGCAAAAATTTCACAACGTTTACGAACGTTTGCTTCACCATCTTTACTGCCCAATAGTGAACCTAGTTCAAATATTTTTAATATGTCAATTTTAGCTTCGTCTAATAGCTCTAATATAACGCTGTTAGCTTTTATGTATTCGTTAAGCTGTGGGATGATAGATTCAAATATTGAAGCACCCCACCCTTGTAACATATTTCTTAAGTAGTATGGTTGAACTTCACCTGAAAACGTTTTTACTCTTGATTTGTCAAATATAATATTGTTTCCATCATCGCCCATAAGGTTATCTTGCAACATAAACTGTTCTGCAAGGTATAAACTTTGAGCAAGTGGAATACATTGCCATCTGTCGCAAGCTAAAAACTCTACTTTTTTATTATGTATTGTTTCAGGGTTAAATGGTGTATCAGGTTTTTGATTTGTGGAACATATTATAACGCCACCACCATACAATCTACCCCAACGCAAGCATTGTTTGATAATCTCGGTGTCGTGTTCTTCCATATACTCTTGAAGTTTTTGTAGTTCGTCTGCTTCAAGTGTTGCTGAATTTAGAATGTAGCCACCATCTCTGAACGCATCATTGACAGGTAAATCAACGGCTAATTTAGCAAAACCATTTGTTTTGTAGGTGTTAGCAAGTGGAACATAGTTTACTGATAAAAGGAAAGGGCTTGCATTCCTATATATTTCAGCAGGATTCATTTGATCTGAAATGCCAATAGCACTTGCTAAACCATTATTAACTGTATCTGTATTTTTTTTTACCATATTATAAAACTTCTAAAATACTTACTTGCCTTTTAGCAATAGTATTGTTAATTAAATGAACTAGGGTATCTACAATATCATCGTGAGTTTGTGATAAATCCCTTGTAAATGCTTCACATTCTGCAAGCAATACAGGGTTATTTGAGTATGTATCGCTATTAGGAAGCATTATCTGACCATTTGCTATATAATCTAATACTTCTTCTACTCTTGAGAGTTTATCTTTTGTAACTGTTATCGCTTTAACAGGCAAGCCAACTTTTTTAAAATCTTGAATGAGTTGTTGCCCTGAAGCTCTATCTTCTATTACCATACTTGAAGCGCTTGTTTCTCTTTTATCTAATTGCCATCTGTTGTATAGGTTTATGGCTTGTTCTTTGAGTTCAGGATACTCCCAACGACCGTGAACCATTTCAAGTATGTGTAATTTGTTTTGAGGTGTTATTCCACCAACTAAGAAACAAGAATAGTCTGCGTGTTCTTTTGCGCTTATTGCCGTATCTGCTGCAATTACTATCTTGTTGTATATGTATTTTTCATTTGAACTGTAATAACCGAACCAATCACGTTTTATAACTTGGCCACCTAATATAATAGGTTCTTGCTGATATTGAGATTGAAAAACGTAATTATCGACTTGTAATTCTCTAATACGTTCTTGCGTGTATTGGCTTGGTAATAAGCATTTGCCGTCTTCATCAATAAGAGGGCGTTTTAATGTTTCAAAATGGTATTTACTTTGTAAAATACCTGATAAATCTTCGAGATGTAATCTCTGTTGTATGTTTATTATAGGAACTTGAGAATTGTTTAAACGGCTTAATAGTGTGCCTGCAAAGTATCTTATAACTTTATTTCTTAAGGTTGTATGGTATATGTCATCAGGTTTATTGGCATCATCTATAATCAATGCGCCTGTAAACCCTTTTGCATTTCTTAAACCTGCGCCATAACCTGTGATTTGAGAACCTATGGAGGAAAATAAACAAATACCTCCTTGACCTGTGGTTATCTTCTTTGCTGAATAAGTGTTCTTGCCTGTTTCTTTTTTTATGTACTGCGACCAAAAGTCATCCTCTGCGTTTAGTTCTTCTTCTTGGTATGATACTTGGTTAGGGTACATTGCCTTATAAACAGGATGTTCAAGTATATCTCTTACGCTTAATGCTATGTCTGTTAGTAATGATTGAGAATAACTTGTATATATAATGTTTGACTTTGGATTGATTGTTAGAGCATATACAAGCAAATACTTGGCAAGTGTTGTTTTACCGGCTCTTGGTGGCACGTTTACGTTTAGTCTTGAAATTGTGCCGTCATATACTTTATTGAAATAATCAAATAATCCTTCGTGGATTGGTTCTACTATAAAGTCTGTTTGTTCTATTGCTTTAAAGAGGTATCTGAACCAAATATCAAAACCTCTTTGGATTAGTCTATGTCCTAAATACTGCGGATCAATGTTCATTTTAAGAACTCGTTAATATGCTTATCAGCATTTTTCTTTGTGGCTTCGTCTATAAATACTTTTTGTATCTCGATTCCACCATTAAGACTTATGTCTTGTTTTTCATTTTCTTTTGCTATTTTAAGAAGCTCGATGCCGTTCTTATAAACACCATTTTTCACTTCTTCATTTACGCCTTGTACTATCTTTGATACAAGCTGTGTATCTTTTATATTTGTTCTTAGTGTTTCTAATAAGTTTTTTTCAATAGATAAGTTAATTTGTCCCTCACTCTTTTTATCATTTAAACCTTGTGGGGACTTAGGAAAAACATTATTTTGCTTTGGGTGGGGATTGCCACTTCTTGCCATTCTGTTCGTGTTCCTTAATATTTCT